AGATAAGAAAAAGAAATTAAATACTTATGACAATGTTCTTTTAGCTATATCTTTTTTACCACAAGAAAGTTTTGATACTCTTATGTTAAATGAGAAAGCGGGTATGGTTCTTAACAATTCAGTTGGACAATTTAATCAATATATTAAACAAACATTTACTATGTTAGACCAAGCTAATCCAAACATGGAAGAAACTATTGGNATTGATAAAGAACGGGGTAGACTAAGTTCTACTAATCCTCAAGTTATGGGTGAATTAAAACGACTTAATGCTTACATTAGATTAAAAGCTAAACTTCTTAATAAACAACCTAAGGATGTGTATGCTGATATTCTTAAAACTGATTTTAGTTTTCTTGAGTTTACTGGTATTTAATATGGCAAAGTTTACTTTTAAAGATATTACAGATTTTATAGAGAAACCTTCAGAAGAACCTAAACTTACTAACTTACCTTATAATCCTAAAGATGCACAAGACCCTGTAACTTTACCTGGAAAACCTACTGATGATATGGAAACCTATATGCAATTTTTAAAAGGACATGAAGGTAAAGTATTAAAAGCGTATAAACCTATAGAAACAGAAAAATATTATACAATAGGTTATGGTCATAATAGTAAAGATATAACAAAAGATATGACTATTACTGATGAACAAGCAGATAAATATTTAATAGATGATATTAATATAAGATTACCAGAAATTAAAAAAGCTATACCAAAGTTTGATAGTATGCCTTTAGAAGTACGTAAAAATATATTAGGGTCTTGGTTTAGAGGCTCTATTAAACCTANACATAANACAGTTAAATTATTAAATGAAGGTAAATTTAAAGAAGCTTCAAAAGAANTTTTAAATCATGATGAATATAGAAAATATAAAGCTAATCCAGGTACAATGGATGGTGTAGTAAAAAGAATGGAAGCTACATCTAAAGCTATAGCTTCACTATCGTTGTAGGTTTACCTTGTTTTTGTGAATATTTAATTGCGTATTCTGTACCGTTACTTTTAGTATCCCATATTGCTAGGACTCTATCAGCATTATCTACTAGCTGTTTAGTTCTAATAAAGAAATGTCTAGAATCAAACTCTGTTTTGTTATCTAGTAAATGGTAGGGTAAGAACTTAACTACGTCTAGATTGTGTGCGTCTGCGTAGTGCTTAGTAAGCTCATCTACTCCTTTGGCATCACCCATAAGGAGAGTATAGTTCTTATCTTTGTAGACTGAAAGGTACTTGTCTATTATGTCGAGTACCTTTGGGTCTCTAATACTTCTACTTCCAATCACTGCTATCTTCATTTAAACCACGCAATCTGTAATCTTATAATAAATAAATCAATAAGTAAATAGTTTACTTCGTTATCATCTACAATTTGTTCTGTAAATTCAAATCCTAATTGAACTCCCATAATAGGATATGCTGTAATTGCCATTAATCATGCTCCTGAACTTGATGTAAAATTTCAAAACTACCATTAGGTTGTTCTATAAAAAAATGTTCTTGTAAATCTTTAGGTAATACTATATAGTCTTTGTATAAACAACTACTATTATATGTAGGATAGACTTGCCTTACGTATCTTTCAGCTGAAAAACAATCTTGAAAAGTACCTATATAATTTGGAGTACTTCCTAAATATATAACTAATATATAAGCTAACATAATTTAAATTCCTAATTTTAATTTATCTATTCCTACAACCAAATCCTTTCTGATACATCTATATCCATTATATTCTTTTTTACCTCTATAAAAAGTTTCATAGTATTCACTAGCTTCTTTACAACTACTAAAGGTAGCTTCATACTTTTCAGCAGGACCAAAGTTTCCTACTAAACTTAATATTAATACAAACTCAGTTATCATAATATCTCACATGAACCACTACTACAAGCTAGTTCTTGTGCTCCTACTGTATTGTCTTCTTTTTCTACAAAAGTTTTCCAATCTAATTCTTTAGGATTGTATTTATGTAACTCATCATAAGCTTCTTTATTACAATCTTGATAAGGAGCTTGTGCATATGTATGGTCTGAATGAGGTAGAAAAGATACACCACTAATTTCATCAAAGTGTTTCCATACCCATGCTCCTACTTCTACCCACTCGTTATCTTTAACTGATATGGTAACACTAGGTTTATGTTCACACCAGTGACGCTGATATATTAACCAGTTTTCTAACTGTTCTATAGCTGTCTTATCATTACGGGTAATAGCATTCTTAGGTGCTTTCATTGCAAAGCTAAACACTGCTGTTTCATTAGGGTGAAACTGTTCATCTTCTACTTTAATACCACTATCTTTCATAAAATTATAGATAGGGTCTTTCTTATCCATACGAATTGTTCTTATGTAATAGTCGTTATGACGAGCATGAATACCGCTAGCAGCATCAACGAGCTGAGAAACAGTGCCAGAAGGTTTAACACATGTAATGCTTGTTGATGTTGGTATTCCAAGTGTTTCTGATATTGTTTCGTTAGTTTTACGAGCTTCATCTCTTAACCTTTCTAACATCTTTGGGTCTGGGTTTGATGTTAATTTGTTATCCATAATGCCAGTTAATGACACACCTAATAATCTTTCTTCTTCTGTGTTCTTAACCCACTCTGCTGATAAGAATTGAAAGTTAGTAAGAGTAGATTGTATAGTACCTAATATTGTAGCTAGTCTAACCTTACGTGCTAAATCTTTTTCTGTATCTTTTTCACGTATAACTACTTCAGTTAGATTACAGAATTGTTTATCACGTAAAATTATTTCACTGCAAGGATTAGTTCCATAAGATAATGATGGGTCTCGTCTACCCCACTTATTAGCTTGTGCTTGGGCTGCTAGTCTATTAAAGATACCACGCTCACCTGACTTAGACTTAACTAAAGATAACCATTCTTCCATAAATACTTCTGCATCTGGGGCTTCTGTATATGCTACAGAGTTATTAGCTAAAGCTCTATGAGGATGGTCATTCCACCAAGCTCCCATCTTAGCTTCTCTCATACGTCTGTCTGTTAGATTAGATAAACTAATTAGTGCTGACCTACGGACACCACCTACTACAACTATCTGACCTATCATGCACATGATATCATGTACTTCTATGCTGTTAAGCTTACGTCCTTTAGCTTCTTTAAATGTATCTGTTACAAATTGAAATAGTTTTTTAAGAGGGTCAGGACCAGAGGCTCTACCTCCAAAGGTTTTAAGTCTAGCTCCTGCTGGTCTGACTCTAGAAAAATTAAACTGAGGTATATCCCCTTCATATAAAGAAGATATTAGTTTCTTAAATGCTTTTGCCCAGCCTAGTTTGCTGTCTTCTACAACAATAACATCATCACATTCTTTTATATCTTTTGGAATCTCTGGTAATTTATTAGTGTCTTGTCTTTCACATGAAAAACCTACACCAGTTCCATTCATAAGAATGTAGAGTGCCTCACTAAAGGCTCGCTTATTGTTGATAGCAAGGTAACTACAATTATAAGCTGCAATGTTATCCCGTTCACAGGCTTCTCCTGCTGTCATTAATAATCTCATAGATGGCATTACTTCTAAATTAAGTACTGCCTCTTTAATACTTGGCATTTCTTTATGTAGTTCTGGAGCTTTCTGTATAAGATAGTTTATTAATCTATCTACTGTTTCTTGCCAGGTTTCTCTTCTGTTTTTTTCTGGTATAAATCTTGCGTATCTACTTTGATGTATTACTTCTTGGTAAATACTAGGTAATGTTGTCGTCATATATATCAAATTCCTTTTTATTATCGTTAACTAATTCTTCAAGCTCATCTATCTTGTCTTCTATCTTGTCTTGAAAATGATAAACAATATCTTCACTTGAGATATCTAATAGTTCTAGGAGTGTAACTTCGTCTATCTCCTTTAAATTTTCACAAAGTTCTTTGAACGTCACTGCCATTATTTACTTCCTTTCCACAGCTTTGGCACAGAACATTACTTCTTTGTGTTTGTTTCATACCACAATGCTGACATGTTTTACTAAATATTTTGTCATAGTTATCTTCATACTCTTTAGTGTTAGCCTTAGAGTTAAACTTTGCTTTTTCAAATTGCGTCATTGGTTTAATTCTTTTAGTAATTCTAAGTAATGAATAGCTTTATTAATATCTTCAAGTCCATTTTTATTTTGCCATCTACATACATACTTAATAACGTTACCTTCAATATATCCTATGTTATTAGCATGTATAAACTCTACTGGTTGTATCTTAAAGTCTTTATAATGACTACCATTTACTTGTTTTTTTGTAGCTTGTACCATTATTATATCACACCTTTCGTCTTTTGTCAAGACTATATTGTTCTTTTAAATACCTTAATGATACAGCCATCTCATCAAAGCTTCCATCTTTAACTTCATGTAACACATAGATACCTCTCCAGTGTTCATTTGTTTGATAGTTAAGATAAGATTCATCATGAAGATAACAACTACCAGCTATGATAGCTGTCATTTCTGCGCCATCTGCTCTTCTTCCATATGCAATTTGTCTGCCTTGTTGGTGTCCTGCAAAGCATGACATATGTTTCTTTGTAAGCAAAGCATTTGCTGATGTGATTGGTCTTCCCATGACTCCAGAAGCAAAGTAATGTGAGTAAGCAATACCATTGATAGGAACAACACTAAGAAATGGATGTACTTCCCAACCATATTCAACATAATTTAAATCTCCTATGCTAATTAATTCTTCTAACTTCCTATCATTCTCTACTGCTCTATCAATTCTATCTTCATGATTGCCTAAAGTCAGTACCATTCTAGGAGTATACACTTTCTTTTTAGCTTTACGTTGTTTCTCTTGGAACTTCCACAATGGTGTTAGCAATGCTTCCATACCTTTATGTACTGCCGAACGTCAGCTTTATATGTTCTACCTTCAAAAGACTTTTTACCTACATCATAAGATGAGAGACTCGGCAAATCTGCAAAGTCTCCTATCTGTACAATAACATCAGGTTGTTTGTCTACTATATATTTTCCTATCCAAGTCAAGTAATCTAATTTAATCCCAGGTTTTACCTGAGTATCTGGAATGACTAGATGTTTCATTGCAATGTCTCCTTATGTAAATCAAACTCTAATTGTTCTGCTTCATTCTTTTCATCTAATACAGTTTTAATAATACCTTCCCGTATTAAATTCTTTATAGCATGGTCCATTAAGAATTCGGCTTCTGCAGAATCGACTGAGAAGTCGAAGTCGTATGAACCATCATCATTTTTAACTAAGTTTTTTATAATCATTAATCCAATCCTTACGATAGTCTAACCACAAGAAACCATTCTTTTCAGCCCACATAGCGTATGTAGTTTTACTTCGTTTAGTTATCTTATTGTCAGGGTTCATAAATAAAAATATAATGGTTACATGTGGGTTGTGTTCTTTGAACCATAGCATTTTCTTTCTTGTATCTAAGTCTAGTTTACCCTTTGCTTCAATATAAATTAATCTTCTTCCTGTTCTAAAGTCAGGAGTATATGTCCTATGTATAGCAGGTTGAATATACTTATATGAATTAGACTCATATTTTGTACGAGGAAATTCCTTACGAAGTTCCTTCCACACTTGTACTTCAAACTTACTTTTAAAGTGTGGCATAGTGTACATCGTAAGGTTCATTAAAGTTTCTTAGAATCCATAAACAATTAGCATTCATAAGAAACTCTTCTTCATTTCCATAAGCATTTAGTACTGTAGCTAGCATGTCTTTTTCTGATTGACAATCAGCTAACAGTACTTGTGCTTTTTTATTACCAATTCCTTCTATGCCTCGGATGTTATCTGACCTGTCTCCTTTTAAACATTGCTCGTAGAACAACCGTAGTCCTTCTAGTTCACTTATGTCTTGCCAGGTATCAGGTCTTGACCAGCCTTTACCGTTTATTTCCCAGCTGAAATGTTTGCCAGGGATTTGTAGTAGGTCTTTGTCTAGGCTACAGATGATTGTATCTTCTGTTTGGTTGATGCCTAGTAAGTCATCTGCTTCTAATCCATCTGTTGCTACTTCAGCATTAAGTTGTTCCACTGCCCATCTTCTTAAATCATCTAAGTGTTTAGGCTTAGGAGCTGTACGGTTAGCTTTATACTCTGGATATATTTTCTTACGAAAATTTGTAGCTCCCGTTAGGTATGCTTTATAAGAATCAGAATTTGTTTTCTCAATTATTTGGTCAAACAAATCAGTAGCTCTCCATTGAGCTATACCAAATGGGTCTTCCTCTGCGCTAGCTGCGCAGCGAAAGCATACAATATCCATGTCAATTAAAGCTTGCATTATAATGGAATGTCATCTTCAAATTCTGCAAAGCTAGAGTCAGCTGATTGCTGACCTAGCACAAAATTTTCATACTTCCTAGCTAAACCAATAACATCAATTTCTGTTATGGCTTTACCATGTGTTGCTAATGTAGCTACTGCATTGGCTAGAGAACTTTGTCGTACAATCATTACTTGTCGTAATGCTCGTTCTTCTTTAGTCTCATAGTTACTACCAGTTACTCGTGTTGCTGGTCGTGCTGTTGCACTAGCTGTTTGTACAGCAGGAGCTGGTGATTGCTCTCCTTCAGCTAGTACTCGTGTCCATTGCCAGTAGCCAGCTTCATCTTTCTCTGTTGCTACATTAACTAGGTCACCTTTCTCCCATGTTTGTGCTGTTTTAAACACATCAGGATTACTAAATGACATTAGTTTTTTACTCTGTACTTTACCTTCATCATTCTTAAAGGTAACTTCAATAGACTGGTATTGTCTACCATTCCTTGTTGTTGCAGTACTTGGTTGTGATACATCTATAATATCTAATTGCATTCTACAATCTCCATGTTACCCCATGATTCACCGACTTGACACTCGACTCTCATGGGAAGGTTAAACTCGTGCCCAAATAATTTCTTAAAGTTTTTAGGCACATCTTCAAAACAGTCATTAACTATTTGAACTAAACTATTAGTATAACATACTTTATCATCATAGTCAAGTATAATAGAATCATGTACTGTGTTTACTAATTTGACTCCTTGATGACTAGCGAGTCTGTTTTTTAAACTAACTCTTGCAATAGACATAAGGTCAGCCCCTAGTCCTTGTACTGGATAGTTTAAAATTTTAGTACGGGGATATTTAACACCCCATTGTGTTACTTCAGGTTCATAGTAATACTCCCTGCCTGTAGGCATTGTTAGTTTACGGTCTTTCTTTGCAAGAAACATTAACTTGTCATGCCAAGATTTTAATCCAGAATACTTAGCATAAAACTGGTCAATAATTTTTTGCCAGAAAGTTTCATTACCAGAAAAGTTAGGGTCATTAGCATAGCTATACGCACTACCTCCATAGATTAATCTAAACACAAATGTCTTTGCTATTAATCTAGAAGGTAATCCAAACCTTGCTTGATTGTCTGAGTGCATATCAGTGCCATTCCATATTTCTTCGATAGCAATTTTATCTTGCGATAAATAAGTAGCACCTACCCATTCAAGTTGTTTAGCGTCAGCTTGCAGTAACATTATAAATCGCCTAAGTCTGCTATATTAATTTCAGGTAATGCATAAGGCTCATGGTTTAAGTCTGCTTGACCATATGCAATAAGTCTACCTGATTCTTTTGCTATACTTTGTACAGTAGGTTCAAATGTATCAGGTTCATTTAGACTGATTGTAATAACTTCATTACCTTCAATACTTGCTTGCCTATGTCCTTGATAATTACCTGCAATATACATTAAAACAAAAACTAAAATTAATGTTCCTATTAATAAAATAGTATTTTTATTTTGTTGTGTCATACTAATACCTCGATTTAAATAACGTTTTAATTTCACCATCAAAGTTTTGTAGATTAGGTCTACTACTTGATAGCCTACCTGTTCTTGCTACACATTGATTTAGTTGCCCATGTATTTCTCCTTTCTTCCAGTTGTTTTCATCAATGAGCTTTACTAATCCTTGATAGTAAGTTGACTTACGTTTCTCTAGTTCAGCTCGTGTTAGTATTGTATTTAATATTTCTTTAGCTTCTTGATTAGGTTTAAGACTACGTAATGTTCTTTCATCAGTACTAAACAATCCTTCTTTAGCTAACTCACTACCTTTTAAAGGTACCAATCTTCGTGGGAGTCTGACTTCGTACTCTTCCCACTTAAGTTTTTCTTCACCCGCTCTAGCTCCAGTCTTATACCGTCCAGCAACCACTTGATGACGGAGTTTAATAGCTCCACCATATAAGAAAGCACTAAGATGGTCAACGCTGTTGGGATTAAAAGAATCAAGATTATGATATTGATAAAGCTTTTTGTCCAGCTTATCGATTTGTTCTTCAAGTTCATCTCCTAATATAATTGATTTATTATAGTCATATAGTATACCATTAAACTCCATTTCTTGCAAGACTAATAAGTCTTGGTTGTGTAGACTTATTAATTTTTTAAGATGTGGTTTACTATTTAACTCTTCCATTTGTTTTATCATTACCTGTTCTGTAAGATTAACATCTTGTGTTAGGTAATCACGCAACAATTCTTCTGGAACTTGGGTAGTATCTATGCCATTGTTCCAGTACTGTTCTTTAACTGCATCTAATTTGCTCTCTAGTTTATAGTACTCAGCTACACTATTAAGACTAGGGTAAGTTTGTTGTTGACCAGTTAAAATAAAGTGCACTAGCTGACAGTCCCATACACGGGATGTGGTCAGGTTAATCCCATACCTAGCCAGCCAGTGCAAATCAAACTTAAGGTTGAACCCCACAAGCATATGACAACTATCCAGTTTTTCTTGGATAGCCAGGAGTAGTCTCTTGTAGGGTTCGGCTGAGAACTCTATATCGTATAGTTCTACTTGTTGGTTACTACCTAAACCAACATAACATAATTTGTTTGTTGTATCAAAAGGATTACCTTTGTTACTAATTGTAGTTTCTGTATCTAATACTAAATGATTCATATTATTTTCCTTCTACACTATTATACCACGAACAATATATATCACGCAAGTCTTCTTTACCTTCACCTATTTTGCGTAGTAAATTATTTTGCATTCTATATATATTATTAACAACAGTTTCATTTTTAGTAGACCANCCTTCAATTACATATACAAAAAAGTTAGGCATCTTTGCTAAAGCTTCAAGCAATATNTTTTGACCAATACTTATTTCTTCATTAGGTCTTTTCCATTCGCCTACAAAAAACTTATTGCGTCTTTCAATTACCATATCTATGTTGCTTGGTATAGCTTTAGGATTACTAGGTATAGCACCTAGTAGAAATCCAAAGTCTGTATGTGGTGCGTATGTATTACGCATAGCTTTATCGAATGTCTTCATATCTTGCTATCTCTGGTTTAATTAGTATTTGTCCTTGACCATGTCTCATGTCAGGCAGTGTATCTTCATCACCCGTTAGTTTGTTTTTTGTTATGTTAAAGTATCTCATTCTACTTGTGTTGTCTTGTTCTTTACCTATACCTAATATCCAATCTGCTTCGCCTTGCTTTGCAGTTTTACTACTGTCTACCATATCCATGGTTAGCCACAGTTTGCCTTCAGCCTCCCCTGAGGCTTGGCTGATGGCAATAACTGGGGCATATGCTTTAGCTATCTCACGTGCCCATTGATAAATTTGTTTTAATTCAAGGTCATTACGGTCAGCTTTGAATCCTTTAATCTTATCTATCTGGTCAAAGATAATCAAAGCTGGATTGCTTGCTTTAATTATTTCTTCTATACGTTTATAGTTACTAGAGTCTACAGTGTCAAGTAATTTAATTCTATTACCTACTTCGTCTTTGTATATACTATTGTTAGAGACTTTAGTATCTCTAAGTTGTTGTAATGTTTGACCAAAGTATGCTTGGTATATTCTAAATGCTACTGCTTTACCATCTTCTTCGTTATTAAACCAGAGTATATCACCATCAGTTTGTTTAATCATGTGTGTAATTTCACTAGCTAAGAAGGTAGTCTTACCAGTCTCAGGTCTAGCAAATACAAATCCAAAGTTACCTTTACGTAAAGAACCTAAAGATTTATTAAGCCAGTCTAGTCTCCATCTTAACCCGGGATTCTGATGGTGTGCTTCAAACAATTCTTCTAAGTCCATGTTAACAAAAGAAGTATCTTCAGAGTCAGGTTCTTCAATGTCAAGCTCAGAAATCTTAGACATCAACGTATCCATATCAGCATTACCATCTTCAACATCAAGAGCAATACGAGCAACATCACCAGCAAGTGCTCGTCTTTTATGTTCAGTTAATAAATCTTTTAATGCTTCTATGTTTGTTAATTCTTGTTCATCTATTCTGTTTATTAGTTCTTGTAATTCTTTTCTTTCTTGTTCTTGTAAATAATAATTACTATTATATTCTATTTCTAATTCTTGTTTTGTTATATTGTTTCTGTCATTATATTTATTATAATAACTATCTATACTGATAAATAATTTATAATGATTTATATAATTAATTTTGACATAATTAATATTAATATATTTATAATATTTATTATAATAGTTTTTATCTTCACAGAATAATTTTATTATTTGTTCTTCAACCAAGTGCTTATCTCCTGAGTATTATATTCTTTAGGGTCTTTATCTGTAATGATTACTTTAGCATTACATCCTAACCCTTTGAATCTATTCTTTATTTTAACTGCTTGTTTAGCTTTATCTCTATCTAACCATATGTTAATTTGTTTATTCATACCGACATATTCTTTCTCGAAGTCGAAGGAAACGCTGCTCCCCAACAGCGGGGAGGAGCAGATGTTTTCGAGACGAGAAATCTTTATAGCCGACAGTATATCTTCAACTAATACAATTATTGTATCAGATTTTCCATAAACTGTCAATGGTTTTACACCATGACTTAAATATTTAGGACCAATAGAACGAAAACTTCTACCTTGCCAGTATGATAATGTATTAATTAATAATAATAATTGTTGACTTTCACACCATTGTATGTTATGCTTAGTTATTTCTGGCACAGTTATACCATACTTCATTAACCATTTGACACCTTCAAGTGGTATATCAGGTGTTGTATCTAACATACTGAAATCATTAGACCTATTCTGCTTTGGTTGCAGTCGCTCTCGTAAAGAATTTAAATCATCTTTACGTTTATAGTAACCACATCCAAAGCAATATAGATGGTCATCATATTCACCTAAGTTATCTTTACTACCACATTTAGGACATGGTATATGTTTTATAAATGAACTCATGATTATCTCTATTTACTTTCCTTTATTGTTA